TTGCGTTTGAAATGCTGGTGGAGGCTTCGTCTCTTCGGAACAAGAAGCGCTTCCTGGAAAAGCTGAAGGGCAAGGGCGAGGGAGAAGACCCCCAGGCGCAAGCGGCGGCGGCAACGCAGGAACGCATGGCGCAACTGGAGACAGATATTTTGCAGGCGAAGGTTGATCTGGCGCAGGCGCAGACCAGGAAAACGGAAGCTGAGGCGGTCGTGAAGATGGTGGAAGCACCCTACACGGCAATGCAGGCGGCGAATGTCGCCGTTAGCTCGGCTCCCACGGTCCCCGTGGCTGATGCGATCTTGCTTTCAGCAGGATACAAGGACCAAAACCAGCCACCTGTTATCCCCGAAGTGGCCGGCGCGGCTGTTGCTCAACCGGCTCAACTGCCGGGAGTTGCGAGAAATACCAGCCCGATGTTCCCCGCTCAGCCGCAAGGCCCTGGCGTGGGGATGATGCGTGGGATTGAAACGGCAAGAAATGACGGTGCGAAACCCGCTCCAATCGGTTAGCTACACCACAAAAAGAGGAGGGAACACAATGAAAAGAATCATTATTACCGCAGTAATCATGCTTTGCGCAGCCACCTGGGCAATCGCGGGCAACGTCCACCGGGATGGGAACGGGGTTGCCATGCCGGACGTTTTCGCGCCGATCAAGAGCACGGCAGTCACCCAGACTAAAGCAGACGTGACCTACACGCCAACAGCCGGCACGAAGGTGATCAAGATTCAGCCGTCAGCAGCAGTCACCTACAAGATCAACGGCACCGGTACTGGCTACCCGATTGGAGCCAATACCAATGAGGGTCCAATGGGTATCGCCACCAGGACGGGGGTCGGTGTCGTGGTGTCAAGCATCGTATTTTCCGGGGCATCATCGGCGGCTAAGACCATCCACATCTTGGAACAATAAGCACAAATCACAAGGGTCGCCGCTTATAATCGGGCGGGTGTCGTCCACCGGGGAAACCAAAGGGACGCGGAAAGGATAAGCAAATGGAAGACATGAACGACATTCTGAATACCTCAACAGCGGTAAAGGAAACCGCACTGGACAAAACGGTTGAAACGACCGAAACGCCGGAGGCGGAAAAAAATAGGGAGCAGGAAACTAAAGAGGCGGCACAACCTGCGGCAGAGACGCAGCCCGAGCACAGCACGGACCCCGTAAAGTCGGAACTGGCCGCGCTGGTCGCGGAACGCAGGCGCGTCAAGCAGAAAGAGACGGCGCTTGATGAGGAGCGGGCGCGGCTTTTCTCAACCGCATCAGCGGAACCGGAAAAGAAGGAAGAGCAGCCTGACGCCAAGTCCGAGTTGAAGGATCTCCGTAAGCAGCATCGTGAGGCGTTGAAAAACTCGCTTCTGGATGCGGAGGATGAAGAGGCCGCCCAGCTTGTTGAGGAACTGGAAGACAAGATGGACGAACTGCGGTCCACCATGGCCAACCAGGCATACAGAACGATGACCGCCCAAGAAAAGGCGGTTCATAACTATGAATCCGTCCATGAGGCGGTTCATGTAGAGTTCCCATTCCTGGACCCGAATCATCCGCGAGCCGATAGGGACCTGAACGACAACATCAATACCTATATGGCGGGCAGGCTCCAGAACGGAGACTCGCGCGACGTGGCGCTCAGAAAAGCCGTTGATTTATTCGCGCCGGCATACGCCAAAAGCCTGGGAGATGATGGCGAAGCAGACCCCGGTGATCCAGCAAGAACGAAGAAAGAGGAAGCCGACAAGCTGGTCAGGCAGAAACTCGCAAAAGGCGGTTTCTCCGAGGTCCGCAGCGTCGGAAGGGCAGCACAAGGCAAGTTTTCCGGTCCGACACCGATGGCAGCCATATTGGGGAAGTCGCCACCCGGATAACATATCATTTAACCCCTAACCTTTGCGGGAGAACACCCGCCAGGAGATATTACCATGTCAGAAACGACCGCAGCCGAGAGAGTAATCCAATGGGAAGACAGCTTCTTCTCCGAATATGTCCGCGCCAACCGCTTCAAGAGATACATGGGCACGGACGAAAATGCAATCATCCAGATCAAGGAAAACCTCACCAAGAAACAGGGTGATGCTATCGTTATCAACCTTGTCGGTGCCCTTGACGCGACTACCCCGAACACCGGAACGGGGCCGCTGGTCGGCTTTGAAAAATCCCTGCCCAATGATGGCCACAAAATCACCGTGGGCGTGGTGCGCGACGCCGTGACCGTCAACAACCTGGAAGAGCAGGCATCTCCCATTCAGATCCGCGACGCCGCCAAGGTTGCGCTGAAAGACCTGGCAATGCGCTACCTGCGCAACGCGATTATAACGGCCCTCCACAAGATCAACGGCGTTGTCTACGGGTCCGCCACCGAAGGACAGAAAGACGCATGGCTGGTCGATAACGCCGACCGCGTGCTTTTCGGCGCAGCCAAGGCGAACAATGCAGCCAATGACCATAGCGCCAGCCTGGCCAACCTCAACAACACCGATGACAAGCTGTCAGGGACCCTCATCTCGCTGGCCAAACGCATGGCGCAAACGGCCACAACCGCCAACGGCGATGGCATCCGTCCCTTTTCCTATGGGGAAGACGCTGAAACGTTCGTCATGTTCACCCCGTCCCTCGCCTTCCGCGATCTCCGGGACTGGATGGTAGCGAACGGCAAGTGGGACACCGCCCTGGAACGATCCGCTGATAACCCCCTTTACTCCGGCCCGAATAGCATTGAATGGGACGGCGTGCTCGTCAGGGAAATCCCGGAAATGGCGATTCTTGCCGATGTCGGCGCCGGAGCAGCGGTTGACGTGGCTCCGTGTTTCCTCTGCGGGGCGCAGGCGCTGGGCGTAGCCTGGGCGCAGCGGACCAAGACGACTACCAAAAAAGAAGACGACTATGGTTTCAGCCAGGGCGTCGGCTTCCAGGAGATTCGCGGGATCGATAAAATCCAGTGGGGCCAGGGCGGCAGCGATGCGATTGACTGGAGCGTGTTGACGCTCTATGTGGCCGCTGAACCGGAGGCCTGACCCTCCCCCGGATAATCACAAACCAACGGGGGGCGGAGAACGCTCCCCGTTTTAAAGGAGATAGTAATGAAATTCCGATATCTGGGCGACAAAAAAGATATGAAGGCATTCGGTTACGATTTTTCCAAAGGGGCAACCCCCGATGTAACCGACGAAAACGCAGTCAAGCGGCTCAGCGGGAACAACACCTTCGAGACCGTGAAAGAAGAACCGGTAAAGTATTCTCCGAAGTCTGGCGCTGACCTTGCTCCAAAAGCCGCCGTGCAGAACGAACCGGCAAAACCTTAATAAGTCGCGGGCAGAAAGGGGTACGCGGATGAACTTTGAAGACCTGGACAAGATGACCCGCAGGCAGATAGCCGACGAGACCGGAGACAAGAGCGAACTACGGATATTCGACTGGGAGATGCTGGATTACGCCAATGAGGCCGTAAACGAGGCATGTATGCGGGCTCGTCTGCTTGTCGATTCAGAGGCAACGGCTATCTGCCGCATTGCGGTAAGCGAGGGGAAGTCTGTCTACGCATACGACCCCAGGATTCTTTCAATCCGCCGGATCAGCCTGGCCAGCAATGGCAAGGCGCTTAGAAAAGCCGTTGTCTGGGAACTGGACGAGAAATATCCATTGTGGGACACAATGACCGGGACTGTCGAGCATGTAGTAACCGGCATGGATAAGGAAAAGATCAGGCTGTTCAGATCCCCCACGGAAACCGATACACTGAAGCTGACGGTTGTAAGGCTCCCCCTGCGAGAACTGGCCAAAAACGAGGATATCCCCGAAATTAACGCACGTTTCCACCGGTCCCTGATCCTGTATATGAAGCACAAGGCATATAACAACCAGGATTCCGAAGTCTTTGACAAGAACCGGGCGGACGTGCATCTTGCGCATTTTGAAAGCGAGTTCGGGCCGAAGTCGGCGGCGATAAGCGATGTGTTTGCAGAGATGGATTTTGCCTTTCAGCCGAACCGGGATTATTTCTAAAAGACAGAGGCAACGATGAGCAATCTCCTTATCACCGGCTTTACCGGGATGAACAATTTGCAGGATAAGCGGCGGCTGAAAGGCCCTGTTGCCTGGCCTAATGGCTCGGTAGCATCTGCCGAATGCCGGAAGATCGTGAATTGCGATATCACGGATACGCTTTCCGCCGTGCTTCGCCCTGGCAGCACTCTTGCGCTGGCCGGTACTCCGCATAGCCTTTGGAGCGCCAAGGATGAAACGCAGGCTTATTTCGTGGACGGCTCTTTCAAGCGGCTCTTCGCCGGCACGCCTTACACCGCAGTTTCTCTACGCTCCCTGCTTGCCCCTTCACTTCCCATGTCCTATGCCGAGGTCAATTATCTGATTGCCTGTTCCAACGGGGTTGATTTGTTCCTTGTCCAAAACGGCTCCATTTCCGATTTCGTGTTTTCCTCTGTGACCTTCAAGGAACAGATCATGACCGGCCACATGCTCGCATATTATCGCAGGCGCCTTTATGTAGCGACAGGCAATGTGCTCTATTACACAGACGCGGATGATATCGAGACGCTGGATGAGCGGGATGATCCGTTTGTATTCGGCTCCAGGATATCCATGGTCCTGCCGCTGATCAACGGCATGTATGTGGCAGCTGATAAGGTGTACTGGCTGGCCTGCAAAGGCCCGGATGAGCTGACGATAACAGCGGATCATGATCTTTGTGCGGTGGAAGGGACCGGGGAAGTGATCGACGGCGGGCTCGTCGGCATGGCAGGGAATGTGGGCGTCTTTACGGCAAAAGAAGGGATCTGCATGGGCGGGGAAGATGGCGAAGTGACAAACCTGACACGGGGAACACTCGGTTTTACCGCTGGGCAGCGGGGGGCCGCTCTCATACGCCAAAGTGAAGGACTGAATCAATACATTTCTTGGGTCTAAAAGATCCGGGAAACATGTCTAAAGACCCATAAACGGGCCTAAAGGGGGGTCAAAATGAAGTTTTCAAGCGGGTTGGTGGCGGCATTGGCACAGAGTGGCGGATATTACCGCAACATCGCCAACGGAGTGCTGAAATATTACGCCGGGTCAGAACCGGCCACTGCGGACGCGGCGTATACCGGTACTTTACTGGCGACGCTCACAAAGAGCGGCAGCGCGTACACGCCTGAGACGCTGGCGGAATGGAAGATCACACTAACCGGGACATCCGGGTCGGTTGATACCATCAAGATCGGCGGGCTCGAAGTCCTGGGTACGGCGGTTGCTTTCATCACGGACCTGACGACCACCGCTGCGGCGGTAGCGGCCATGATAAACACCCACAGTACGGCTCCCCAGTTTGTTGC